GGTTGAACTTGAAGATAAGTTTATTGATTTGGCTTTCGGTGTCAATGAAATGCAGAACTTAACTGCCGCAGATGTGAAGCAGTATATTCGTTACATTGCTGATCGTAGATTGATTGGTCTTGGCATGAAAGGCATATTTAAAGTCAAAAAAAATCCATTACCTTGGGTTGAAGAGATGATCAATAGTCCAATTCACACAAACTTCTTTGAGAATCGTTCAACAGATTATTCAAAGGGTGCATTAACTGGCTCATGGGACGATGTATGGGGCAAAGCATAGAAAAAGATTTTGTTGAGACTAGAAGGGATATATGTAAAACTTGCGACAGTCAAAAGTTTTACTTTAGTGTTAGAACTTGTTCAGAGTGCCTTTGTCCTATTTGGACTAAAACTCAAGTTAAGTCTACAGAATGTCCTTTAGGTAAATGGGGTCCTGAGAAATAAAAGTCATATATAGTATCAAGGAGGTACTGTATATGACTATAGTAAAACACACATGTGAAAATTGTGATAATTCTTTTGGTATAAAATATGACGAAGAAGTTTGCGAATCGGATCCAATTTTTTGTCCGTTTTGCGCTGAGATGTTATTTCTTGATGATGCGAATTTTGAAGATGATGACATCTGATTGGATTTATCGTCAACACGCATTCGAAGAAGATTTAATTGAAGACAATTATGGATTTGTTTATGAGATCATCAATCTTACCAATAATAGGAAATATATTGGTAAGAAATTCTTTACCAAGTCTGGTAGAAAACAAACTAATGGAAAAATCAAAAAAGTTCGCAAGTCTTCGGATTGGCAAACCTATTGGTCTTCATCTGAACAACTTAAAGCGGATGTAGAATTGTTGGGGAAAGAAAACTTCACAAGAGAAATTCTATACCTATGTAAAACTAAATCTGAGTGTAGTTATAGAGAAACGAAAGAAATATTCCTTAGAGATGCTTTATTGAAAGAAGAATATTATAATCGTTTCGTATCAGTTAGATTAAATTCATCAACAGTAAAGGCTCTCTTTTATAATTGAATAACCGTTCTCATTGTTGTGGCACCATTTAGAAATATGATATAGAGTGATGTTTAATTTTTCTGAAGCATCTCTTAAGGATACAAAATTTCCAAAAGGAGTTGATACTTTTATAGATGACGGTACAAAACCCCTAATACCTTTTAATTTAGATTTTGTTCCTTTTTTTGCTTCAGACATTTTTTTTCTATAGGAATCAGTTTGCATATACGATCTATCAATATTTTTCAATTTTTCTATGGTTTCTGGTGTTTTTATTTTATCAGTAACTTTTTTACTATGATTTTTTCTCCATTCAACAGATCGTGTTCCAGAATTTCCTTCGCCACCATCAGTGAGATTTCTCAAAATGCCTGTACCTAAATCTTTTCTTCCATACCAACGAATTTGTCTTCTTTCTAGAGCGCAAGCGCCCACATTCGTTAGATTTGATTCGAGTATAACGATTTTTGATTTATCTTTAGGAACAGATACAGAGTGTTTACCGAAAATTCTTTTACCTTTACCTTTACCTATGTAATAAGGAGTATTGTCGGATTTTCTGAGATATGCGTAGACGTAATAAATATTCATAGCTGACATTCCTATATAATGTTAGAGTGATTGGGGACGGCAATCCCGTGAATCACATTTATTTATATAAAATTGGAGCATAAATGGCACGAAGAAACACTGCAAATACAGATAGCGAAATCAAAACTACTAGAGTGAGTAACGGATTAAAAATTCGTATTGACGATCTCAAAACTTTTGATCCCTTAACTGAAAATCAAAAAAAATATTTTGAGGCATATAAGAGGCAAGATTATTTTATCGCTCTACATGGTGTTGCTGGCACAGGTAAAACATTTATAGCAGTCTATAAAGCATTAGAGGAAGTTTTAGATAAATCTAATCCTTTTCATAAAATTATAATTGTTCGCTCTGCAGTTCAATCGAGAGAGATGGGTCATCTACCTGGTGATGTTGGTGAAAAGATGGAAATCTATCAACAACCATATCGTCAAATCTGTCACACTTTGTTTGGTAGAGAAGATGCGTATCAGCGACTTGAAGAGCAAGGATACATTCAATTTATCAGTACTTCATTCATTCGTGGTATGAGTTTCGATGATGCAATTATTATTGTTGACGAAATGCAGAATATGAATTTTGAAGAGATTGATACAGTGATGACTCGTGTTGGATATCGTTCAAAGATTATCTGGTGTGGTGATTATCGTCAAACAGATTTGAGAAAAAACAACGATAAAAGTGGATTGTTGAGGTTCTTTGATATTGCTCACCATATGGCGGCATTTACTAGAATTGAATTCACTGCCGCTGATATTGTTCGGTCTAGTCTTGTGAAAGATTATATTTTAGCAAAATTAAAATATGAAGATTTAGAAGATATTAAAGAATAATCACACTTTATTGTGACGTTTTAGTGCCGCATATCTAGATGAGTGTGATATACAACAAAATTTTTTGATTGAAGAATTGATGTATTTTCCACAATCAGGAAATAAACAATATTCGGTTATTGTGGCTTTGGTGTATGGTTTCTTCGATTTGTTGTGTTTATTGGCATTGATTTGTAACTCTGATTTTGTTTCATTGATCAGTCGTGTTTCAAATGCAAAGGCGGATTTTCTATCAGGAAATTCAGATATAATTTCATATTCGAATTTCTGAAAATTTTCTTTTACATAATCGTTGGATGTAAAGTAGTGCGTTCCGAAATCATTTTCAGCTGGAACTGTATTTTTAAATCGGTATCCTATGTAAAATCTACCTGTATCCTTCTCGACACATCGGTAAACATATGGTAATGCAGGTTTATTTTGATTATATATATCCATGCTGGCACTCCTCTAAGTGTTAGAATGTGTGCGAGGTAAGAACTCGGCGACCTATGCATATTTATAATCAAAAGTTTGCGTTTGCAACATAAAATATCATAAATACTTGTGAGTGCTCAATCCCGAGGCTCACAAGGAGAAGAAATGCTTAAGTTTATTTTATCACTATTTACCGTTGATCAACAAGCAATGTTAGAAAACTATATTGCAAGTCGCCGACCAACATCATCATGTGATGTTGAAAAGTTTATTAGAGATTATGAGCGCATCTCAACATTTAAATAATTATCGTCTAAGGAGATAACCATGTACAATTTCATACAACCACAATTAGTACTTAATGAACAGAAACAGAAAGCAGAGAAATATATTTTTGATGCAATGGACGTGAATGTAGTTTTTGTGAAGACTATGTTAGACAGTTTTGACAAATTCACAAATAACAACTTTACTACATACACAAGTAACGTTAAAAAATTAGTGGATTCAAACATAACAAATGCAAAAGAAATCATCAGAACTGGTAAGATCGAGTGCCCATATTATGGAAAGAATTCGGTCTAATACTAAACATTTTATGCCCATCATTAAATCTGGATGGATCATAAAATTTTCCATATATGAGTATAGTAATATACTGGTAAGTGTGGTTTCTTCATATACGGATCAAACTTTTATCAGGTACTTTATTGATGAGAATAATGCAGTTGATTTCATCAATAGGGTATCTGCTGAAAATCCTGAGAAGTATTTGGACATATAACTAAGGAGATTGTGATGTCAAGTGATACTTTTAAGTTCCTTCATTCTAGAAGAATATTAAACACAGAAAATGCCATCAGAAAGCAAATGAATATTGCTAAAGCGCATGGCATAAATCAAGAAGAATCCCATAGATATGCAAAATACAGTGCAACAAATTGTGGCAACACGGGTTGTTTCATGTGTTCAAATCCGAGAAGATTATTCGGTGAAAAAACCATTCAAGAAAAATCAATAGAACAATATCGTTATGATGAATATGATTTTGAGTATTATCAGGAATAATTTGAAAATTAATGTCTCCACCAATTTACAGAAAAAAGAATTGTCCTCAATGTAATGTTGAGCACCGCAAGAAAGGTCCATTCTGTAGTCAGGGTTGCCATAGTAGATTTCGAGGTCCATTATCCGATGAGACAAAAGAAAAAATATCACAAGCAAAGAAAGAGTGGTATCAAACTCCCGATGGAATACGAGAAAAAGCAAAATTGGTTATGAATACAAAACTCCGTTCAGAAGGTCGAGACACAATAACAACAGATGATTTTTATGTTGAAATACCCGATATAGATAGTTTAACAGATGAAGAAAAAATTAATTGGTGAATTATGAAAAATGAAGATTTGGTCAGTATTGTTGCAGACTTAGCAAAAGAAGTTGGTACAAATGATCCTATAGAATTTGGTTCATTTGACATAGATCAAGATGCCATGTATAATATGATGGCATCTAATGTTATAGATAAGTATAATGGTGGTGTTGACAATGAACTTATTTTATTATCAACGATTACGCACCTATTAATTGAGAATTTTATATTAAATGTTAAATTGAGTGAAAAAACATGAGAGAATTTATTATACACTTTAAAATATCTGAAGATTGTGAATCCCTAGAAGCGAAAGTGGATGGCCATTCAATGCAAGAGGCATTACAAATTTTCAAAAATACATATTCAACAGCAATTGTTTTGAATGTTGAGGGTCCATATGATATCAGATAAACCCAAAAATGGTGAAACTTGGTACTTTCTCGTAGATGGTGCTGTCACTTGTCGAAAAGGAATCATTGTTGATCAGACTGAAAAGACAACAAAAATTAAACATGTTGATAGTGTTTTTGATCCTAGTGTTTATGCATTAAGTAAAATAACATTTGTCGAACGTGTTGGCAAAATTCCAGTAACATTTTTAGATTATGGGTGTGATAATGGTTGATGAAAAATGTAAAGTTTGTTTGGAAGAACGGGGAATCAATTACACCCAATACTTTGATAAGATTATTTTGTTGCCACAATTGGAAGCATTAAAATCATGTTTATGTCAGAGTGAAGATAAGAAACTGAATAAAATAGAAATTACAGAATGTTCTATATAAATATAAGAAAACTCTCGGAGCAATCATGGCAATCACATTAAACAATACCGATATCAATAGTGCATTAAATTTTAGCGGAACTAACGTATTGAACAACTTGAATCAAAAATTAACTCAGGGGTATAAAAATGATTAACTATAACTGGACTATTGAAAGTTGCGAGCATCTCGTATCAACTGGTTACATTACCGTAGCGCATTGGCGTTGTACAGCCACAGATGGTGATTACTCAGCAACAGTTTACAGCACAGCAAGTTTTGGTGAAGGCGACCCATCTATTCCTTACGCTGATGTTACTCAAGCAGAAGTGCTAGAATGGGTTTGGGCTAACGGTGTGGATAAAGACGTAACCGAAGCAAGCCTTGCTAGTCAGATAGAAGCACAAAAGAACCCTGTGCAAGAATCTGGATTGCCTTGGGTATAAACATTAAAATTAGAATGTATATATAATTAGTAGTTTTTATTATTATTTTATCAGGAGATATTCATGGAAAACCAAACAGTACAAACATTGAAATTTGAATTGACTTTAAATCAGGCCAATATTGTTCTTGCAGGACTTGCAAAATTACCTTATGAAGCCTCGGCTGAAGTTATCGATGTCATTCGTCAACAAGCATCAAGTCAGATTGCACCACAAACTGAACAGCCTGTTGCACCGCCGCAAGATGAAGTAGTAGATTAATAGCCAACCATTTTAAAGAAATTGTGTAGAACATATAATGTCGAGAAATTTAGTAATATGAGAATATATTATAAAAAAACAAGAATTAAAGCAGAGAAACGAGACAAATATATAATTGAACGAAAGTTTATTAGTATTCGTATAGTTAATAGAATGTTTGAATCGTTTCACGTTGAGTATAACGGTGCCTATGCAAGAGGGTTTACATTATTCTATATTGAGATTGGCATAGGACAGGTGTATGATCCAGAGTGATGGGATATTAATTAAGACTCAAGAACATTGTGCAGAGATAATTAGATCGATTAGTAAAATCCAACAACACGGCTCAACTAAGTACAACATAGAAAAGTTAGAACGAAACTATGGCAATCTGCTTACACAGTTTATGTTATTAGTAGACAGTGGCGTAATTAAGAAAGAAAACATTGAGAAATACATGGAGCATGATCATGAACAATCAAATCAAAAAAATCATAATTGATTCATCACTATTCGAAGAAGACGAAGAGTATAAATCTGGTCTATTCTATCTACATAAAAACAACTTTGATGCAACAAAAGACCTAGAGTTTATCGTTCATGCGATATCTGAAGAGTATGTCCGTGCGGTTCAATTGTGGCAAGAATCCTCAGA